ATGATAGCGGTTGTACTCTGTTTGTTGATGGTAAACATGTTAGGAGTATCAACGAAGATAGACTAACTCGTGCAAAGTATGATGGTACTTTCCCATACAACGGAATAGAATATTGCTTAGGTGATATCCCTAAAGAAGATATTGATATTGTTTGTTATGCACCGATATGTTTATTCAAATGTCATGAACAAACAGCATCTGGACAAGCTTCAGATTTCCTTAGAAATATTTTTCCTAATGCACAGATATGGTATGTAAGTCATCATCTATGTCATGCTGCATCGACAGTTTTTAGTTCTCCATTTAATAGTGGAAGTTTCTTAACTCTTGATGGTATGGGTAGTGGTATATGGGATTTTGCAGATGCTAATGTCAAGATAAATGAGAATAATAGTATAGGATATTTTGATAAGAATAAAAGAATTTTTCAAACCTTTCGATTAAAGAGTGGTCCTGGTGAGAATTCATTTGGTGATTACTATCTAGAGTTAGCAAATGCAATTTATAATAAGAAAACTAATTTTAAATATTCTGATAGGTATAATGGATCAGAAGGTAAGATCATGGGATTGTCAGCTTATGGATCGTTTGATCTGGATAAAGATCTTCCATATACAATCTCAAAAGATTTTCCTCAAAAATCAATGAGTATAGATAAATATGAATTTGGAGAACCTATTGTTAATTTTTATGTGTATGAAAATGTTATTAATTTTCTAAAGGGATATAAATTAGAAGATCAATCCTATTATCTTCAGAAGCATTTTGAAAATGCAATGTTTAGATGGATGACATTGCTTAGAGAAGATTATCTTACTGGTGATGTGTGTCTTGCTGGAGGATGTTTCTTAAATATTTGTGCCAACACTTTACTGAGACCTCTATTTGATAACATTCATATTCCACCATTCACAGATGACTCAGGTATTTCTTTTGGTGCTGCTGCATGGGCATTGTACAGATCTAAAGAACGCATTGAGCTTCCTGATAATATAGCATTACTTGGTAAGTCTTATGATGATTATGTGCCAGAGGAAGAGTGTGAATATTTTGAAGATTTTGATATGTTATGTGAACTAGTTGCTAAGTATCTTGATGATAATAAGATTGTTGCTTGGTTTCAAGGTAGATCGGAGGCAGGTCCAAGAGCATTAGGATCTAGATCTATTCTAATGAGTCCTAAGAAGAAAGAGAATAAAGATATAATGAATGCTAGAGTAAAGCATAGAGAGTATTGGAGACCCTTTGCAGGTGTTGTATTGGATGATAGGGTAGGAGATTATTTTGAGGAAGGTGTAGACACTCCTTACATGGTTTTCTCTCAGACTGTTAAATCGGATAAGATACCTGCTATTACTCATGAGGATAATACTTGTAGGATTCAGACTGTTAATGATAAGTTAAACCCACGCTTATGTCAGTTACTTCGTAAGTTTGAGGATCCTGTTCTCCTTAACACTTCATTAAATGATAATGGAAAGCCTATTGTCGAGACACCAGACGATGCTATAATGGCATTTAGGAATATGGATATGGATTTTCTAGTCCTCGGTAATTATCTTTTATGGAACTAAAGCACTGGTTGAACTCTATTAATAATACAAAGGAGAATCTTTTTGATGAAGATCCTACTTTAAAGTATCCAGCATTTGTTGTTAATAAATGCCTGTCTGGATCACTTGATGCTGTCTTGTTTGCTAATGAGATGAATAAATCCCATCACTTAGATCCTAAGCTTCAGTATGATTTTTATCTTAATTCTCTGAGGAAGAAGAAGAGATTTGCTCCTTGGTTAAAGAGGGGTAAGGTAGAGGATTTAGATGCAGTTAAAAAGTATTATGGATATAGTAACGAGAAAGCACAACAGGCAATGAGGATTCTTACAAAGGAACAGATTAAATATATTAAACAGAAGCTTGATACTGGAGGAAGAATGTGAGGATCCTTAGTATAGATTTAGATTTTATATCTGCACCAGCAATAAATGAATTTTATACTAGTGGAATGCATGAGGTTCAGGCAGATGTTCAACCAGTAGTTAAATGGAAAAAATATCAATCAGAAATGCCTGAGGTATTTGAATCCATATCTCAGAAAATTGATATTGATAACTATGATTTTTGTCTGAGGACTTATTTAAGAGCGTTGAAGAATTGTAAGGATGTTCGTTTTGGATATGATCATGATGCTATCTTATATGGTTTAGAAGGTCATACTGATATTGAGATTATTAACATAGATCATCACAGTGATGTACTAACGAATAGTTTGGATAGTACTGAAGCAGAAGTGAAAGTATTGGATGAAGATGATAGAGTTACTGAAGGAAATTGGAGTTATTGGTTACATTCTAAAGGTAGATTAAAATCATATCATTGGATTTTAAATTTCACGAGTGAAGAATTTACTGATACCTTATTAGGTGATCATCTATTAGGTGATAAATTTAGTTGGTCTTTTAAAGAAGACTATGATTTCGGTGATTATAAGTTTGATCAGATATTCATTTGTTTATCACCAGGATATATTCCCCCTTTACATTGGCATATGATGAGTACTTTCATTAAAGTTTATGAAGAGTTGTCTGGTAAAAAGGTTAACATAGATTATCTTCATAGGAAATATGAGATAGAGAAATACTATGCAGGTGTAACTAAGATAATATACTGATGAAAATAAATTATCTTAGTCAAGATTCTCCTGATCATAGTGTTGTAAGACAATCAGAACTTGTGGATTCTAGTGGTATGCCATACAGAAGGTGTCCATGTTTTAATCATAAGAATGAAAGAACTTTTGTTGGTGTGTCTCCTATTGATTATACTTTTAGGGTAGACGAACCATTAGATACTAATATGATTTATTATAATCAAGAACATCTTGATACATTAGTTTTTCATTTGAGTACCCCTCACTTTTTATTCTGGACTCATGAGTCTGATGTTTGGATGGAAGTGAATGATCATCCAATGACATCTTTAGTTAATAATTTAATCATGGTTCCTGGATGGGTTCAGTTATCTACTTGGCCATCTAAGGTAAGTGTTGGATTTATGGTTGTAGATAAAGAGAAATCAGTTACTATAAAGAAAGGTGATCCTTTGTTTAGAATTACTTTCTGGTCTTCAGATTTAAATTCAGAAGTTGATTTGAATAAGATAGAGGATCATGATATAATTGAGGAGATACAGGAGATTTACGAATCTAAAAGAGAAGAGGCAATGGATAACGGTACTTGGAAGGATAAGTTATTTACTAAGGGTAAGTCTAAATGTCCGTTTGCAAGAATTATTTACTAAATACCATTACGAAACTGAATTAAAACGATGAGTGTAGTGACTGAGCCGACCGTTGATTGGTCGCCTGACCAAATGGTCGAAGTATCATTAGGTGAACCAGATGATTTCTTGAAAGTACGAGAGACATTAACTAGGATAGGTGTAGCTTCTAGGAAAGAGAAGAAACTATATCAGTCTTGTCATATTCTTCATAAGCAAGGAAGATATTACATAGTTCATTTTAAAGAACTGTTTGCTTTAGATGGTAAGAGGGCTAATCTTACTATTAATGATGTTCAGCGTAGGAATCGTATTACTCAACTTCTTGCTGATTGGGGACTTATTAAGATCTTAAATGCTGATAATATTCAAGACATTGCACCTTTAAATCAGATAAAAGTTTTATCTTATAAAGATAAAGGTGACTGGATGCTTGAAACCAAGTATAATATAGGAAGGAAAAAAACGGAGGAAGAATCCTGAAGAAGTTTATTTTTGATGTTGATGGGACTTTGACACCTTCTAGACAAACTATTACACCTGAGTGTTTGCATTTCTTTTATGAATTCTCCACTCACAATGAGGTGTACTTAGTTACTGGTAGTGATCGTGAGAAGACCATAGAACAAGTTACGCCAGGAATTTATAACAAAGCTAAGAGAGTTTATAATTGCTCTGGTAGTGATGTGTACGAGGGTGATAAGAATGTTTATAGGGATGATTGGGTATTGCCTAAGGATGTTGAGAATCATTTAGAGAATGAACTTCTC